GAGTAAATCCTCATGGCGAATGCAATTCAAATCAAGCGGTCTATCGTTGCTGTCAAAGTTCCTGTTGCTGGTGATCTTGCTGTTGGAGAGCTTGCTGTTAACTTAACAGACAAAAAAATATTTTCAAAAGACGCAAGCAATACCATTATTGAACTTGCAGCAGGTGGCGGAGGCGGGGCTTCCTTTGAAGTTGGTGAAGTCATGCTTGCTACTTCTACTCCAACCACTGGAACATGGTTAGAAACAGGTAAGTATTACAGCAAGACTGCTTACCCAGCTTTAGCCGCTGAGATTGGCGATGTGGTTGACTTTGGTACGCCTGTGGCTGTATCTCAAGCGCAGTTGCCGCAAAATTTTTCTACATATGCAAAATACCCTACTGCAACTAACGGTACTGTTACTGTCGCAGTCGGCATAAATGGTTACATTCAAAAGACTACAGACGGATCTAATTGGGTTGGTGTTCCAAGTGCAATTGCTGCCTCATTTAGCTCTGTTTATTATTTAAATGGAAACTTTGTTGCTGTAGGTGCTCAAGGCACTGTTGTTACATCAACAGACGGAGTTGCATGGACTGCAAGAGTAACCCCTTCTACATCTACCCTTAATACGGCTGCTTATGGAAATGGTGTTTACGTTATACCCGCTGGTAATAAGGCAGTGTATTCAACAGATTTGGTGACATGGACTTTATCAACCTCCACAACGGGTGGCAATTACATTGTTTTTGGTAACGGTGTTTTTGTTACAAGCTCTGGCTTCTCATCTTCAGACGGTAACACATGGGTGTCAGGTGGCCTTAGTGGTTTGTTTTACGACATTATTTATGCTAATGGGTTGTTTGTAATTGTTGGTCAAACAGGTGTAACTTATACATCCCCTGATGGCGTTACTTGGACCGCTCGTAGCACTGGATCAGACCGACTTAACAAAGTAATTTACGACAATGGTTTGTTTGTTGTTGTGGGTGATAACGGTGCTTGCTACACATCACCAGACGGTATTACGTGGACTGCCCGTACAACCTTGACTAACAGCTATGTTTCTTTGCAATCCGTTGTATGGAACGGCTCTGCATATGTTGCCGTAGGGTTGTTTGGTGTTTATTTTACATCACCAGATGGTGTAACTTGGACTCAGGCAAAGGACGTTTCTTTTTCTGACTTTTACGGAGTTTCTGTAATTAATGGAAAAACAATTGCGTTCGGTACAACGTCATCTGTAATTCTTGCTGGAGCAACGCGTTCAGAAATTTTGCAAAACGGATTTTGGAATTACACAGTTAGTGCTTCGTCCGCAACAAACCCACGTGTTATAGCTTATAACGGTTCAAGTCAATATGTAGCTGTTGGCACATCTGGTGTAATTCTTACATCACCTGACGGTTTGGAATGGACAGGTCAGTCTTCTAGTGCATTTGCTAACTTTGACAAAGTTCAATACGTTAATGGCAATTACATTGTTATGGGCGGCAACGGTAGTAACGCTAATTTGTTGACTTCTAATAATGGAATTACTTGGTCATCACAAACAGCGGGAACCTCTATTAAAAATGCCGCAGCTTTTGGGGCGGGTGTTTATGTTGTTGTTGGGGCAACTAACACAATCATGATAGACAACATATTTTCAAGTTCCGACTTGGCAACATGGACATCCAGAAGTGCTGGTTCTCTGACATTCAACGATGTAATTTATGCTAACAGTTTGTTTGTAGCCGTTGGGGGCGCTGGCGCTTGCTATTCATCTACGGACGGAATCACTTGGACTAGCCGTTCTGCTGGTTCAACGACTTTCCAACGTATTATTTACGAAAACGGCTTGTTTGTTGCTGTTGGTTCTTCTGGAACAATCCGAACTTCTACGGACGGAATTACTTGGACTGCTCGTACAAGCAACGTATCTGGGCAGCTTAACGATGTGATCTGGAATGGCTCATTGTTCTGCGCAGTTGGTGCGTCAGGTGTCATCACAACATCTTCAGACGGTGTTACTTGGACAGCTAGAACACCCGGTGACACAGCCACTACTTTGATGAACATTAGTTGGAATGGCACACGCTTTGTCGCAACAAATGTAACAAATGCTGGTTGTGTATGGGTGTCTACCGATGGTATCACTTGGAGCCGCGTGTCTACTGTCTGCCCTACCAACGTAACACAAACAGTTTACAGCGCTTATCTAGGTGGAAAGTTCTTAGCTATTGGTGCAGGTTTTATCCAGACATCCACGGATGGTATCAACTGGACAAACGCAAACCAAGTGCAGTATGTACCCGGTGCAATTGCAAAGCTTTACAAGTTAGGTGGGTTTTATTATGCGCTTACAACTGCTGGATTATTTCAATCCACTGATGGAATAGCATTTAGTGCCGTTCGCAGCATTCGGCAAGGAGCAGTGCTGTCAATGGCGTACAGCGGATCGGAATGGTTACTAGTATCTTCTGCTGTTAATAGGCAACCACAAGTGTTTTACAAATCAACAAACGGTACAACATGGACTAAATCTGCTGACTTTGGAACGCTGACAAGCACGGGAACAATTGCAGGAACAGCCATTGATGTTGTTTATGCAAATGGAAATTTTATTTCTGGACAGACAATCACATCCGCGCAAAACATCTTTTTTGCAATTTATACATCTCCAGATGGTGTAACTTGGACTGGAAGGCAGACGCCGTATTTGGCAGTTCCACAAACCGTAATGGCAAGCAATGGCGAAACCGTGGTTTTTGGGACTTCCAATGCCGGGGTATTCAAATCAACTGATGGGGGAGTGTCATGGACTCAATTAACATCAACTGTCAGTACTCCAGTTATTTACAGCAATGGTGCTTGGGTTTTCAACTCAATAAGCAATCACACTGTTTCGCCAGATTTGTCAAATTTTTACTCCACACTTATTACGGCTTCAGCGCAAGTGCCATCTAGCATTTATGTGTCTGGAAATAAAATTGCCGCAATATCTACGCAAAACAAAATTTATTTCAATAATTCTTCTTCTGGTTATGTTGCCTTGCCTTCTATCGGTAATGCAAACGTCACATATATAGTAACAAACAAAGAAATACCAGTTCGGGGAACAACCGCTTTAATAGCAATTGCAAAAACAGCAGACAAGTTGCCAAACCTGATCCTTGAAACACCGCTGTATTCATACGACACAGCAACAACATTCTGGATTCCACCAAGCAACGCTGGTGTTGGTCAGCAAGCCTACATTTACGCAGGAGCCTAAGCCATGATTACAGTTTACGAAATCAAATCTAACGGCTTCATCGGCGCATCTAAGGAGATTAATCCACGAGATGGGGTTGGTTCTGGATGGACGTATACAGCACCACCTGCTGATGGCCCTCACAAATGGGAGCATAGCCAGTGGGTGGAGGCTGTAGAGCCTGATGCCTCAATGCCTGGTGCTGATGTTGGTGCTATTGCGGCTGATGTACGTCAACAGCGTAACGACAAACTAAAAGAGTGTGATTGGACTCAGGTGGCCGATGCTCCCGTTGACCAAGCTGCGTGGGCGGAGTATCGTCAAGCATTGCGTGATGTAACCGCACAAGAGGGATTCCCTCTGTCGGTGGAGTGGCCTGAGCAGCCATAAATTGAAAGGTATAGTATGAAAATTGCCGTGTACGCTATTAGCAAGAATGAGGAACAGTTCGTTCAGCGTTTTTGCGATTCAGCCAAAGATGCCGACCTGATCCTTATTGCCGACACTGGCTCAACTGATAAAACGGTTGAACTGGCTTTGGAATGTGGGGCAAAGGTCTATGACATTTTTATTAAGCCTTGGAGGTTTGATAAGGCACGGGACACGGCATTGGCTCTGATTCCAGGCGACTTTGATGTTTGCATTTCGCTTGACCTTGATGAAGTGCTGGAGCCTGGATGGCGTGAGGAAATTGAACGTGTGTGGACTGAGCAAACAACCCGTTTGCGATACAAGTTTGATTGGGGCTGTGGGATCAGTTTCTTTTATGAAAAAATCCACCATCGTCATGGCTACCATTGGCATCATCCTGTGCATGAATATCCAAGGCCTGATGGAAGAATTCAGGAGGTATATGCCCAGACAGATATGCTGCTGGTTAGACACTTGCCAGACAACACAAAGTCCCGTGGACAATATATGCCTTTGCTGGAACTTGCGGTCAAAGAAGATCCTCGTTGCCCAAGAAACGCTTTCTATCATGCCCGTGAATTGACGTTTTATGACCGATGGCAAGAGGCTATAGATGCGTTAAATCGCTATTTGTCTATGCCTGAGGCTTCTTGGTCTAATGAGCGATGCTATGCCATGAGATTGCTTGGCAAGGCACATGATGAAATTGGAAATCAATGGGAAGCTCATAAGTGGTTGCGTTTGGCTTGCGCTGAAGCTCCAGGCACTCGTGAGCCTTGGGTTGACCTTGCTATGTTTTGTTATCGCAGAAATCTTTGGGTTGAATGCTATTCAGCAGCAAAACAAGCCTTACACATAAATGACAAACAAGCTGTATATACGATGGACCCATCGGTTTGGACTGAGAAGCCATACGACCTAGCCTCGCTTGGGGCTTGGAATCTTGGCCTTAAAGAAGAAGCAATGGATTTATGCAGAAAAGCTTTAGAATTCAACCCAACTGATGCTCGGCTGATTAGGAATTTAGAGCAAATGACAACCACGGTGACATAACATGGCTGATTACACCCGTCTTAGGACTCCATTTACCAACATGTCGTTTACTCCGGATGTGCCGAGTAACGCTCTTGGTCCAAATGAATACAACAGCGGGCGTAATGTTGAAGCTGATGTTCGTGGCGTTAAAAAAATCTTTGGTGAAGAAGAGATTCTGACTGCTATTCCTGCCGACCCTATCTTTATGGAAGGCGGGTATCGCTCTGAAACCCAGTGGGTTTACATTGTTGCCACTAGAAACTCTTCTAGTCACGGCAAATGGTACATGTTGACCTCGGCTGGCATAACCAATATCACCCCCGGTGTTGGTGCTAATCCTGCCGTGTATCTTCCTGGATACACTGCTGATTTGAACATTACAAGTGCTTGGGTTGGTGGCGTTTTCTTTGCAAATGACACTCTGAACAATCCTATGGCGTTATTGGCTACTGCCAATGAAATGGCTATTCAGCCAGATGCCGAATGGAATTATGAGGCAGGTGTTACTAAAACAACTGCTGGGTTTGTTCGCAACTACTGCTCTCCAAACGTGGGTAACATCTTGATTGCTGGCAACATCACAAAAGTGATTGCTGGTACTGAGTACAACTACCCGACAACGGTCCGTTGGTCACAAGCATTTGCTTTGACAGGATTTCCTGCAACATGGGAACCCACCTTATCCAACGTGGCTAACGAGCAAGAGGTTCCTGTTCGTGGTCCATTGATTGATGGGTTTTTCTTGGGAGCTAACTTCTATGTTTGCTCTTACTGGGACACTGTTGTGTTTTCGCCAATCAGTTACCAGAACTCAACGGCTCCCATCTTTGGTGTCCGCTTGTTGAACCAAGGCAGAGGATTGATCAACAACAACTGCTGGTCAAACACTGACTCTGCTGTTTATGGTGTTGATGCTCGTGACATCTGGGTGTTTGATGGAACTTCTTTTAATTCTTTGGGCAATCAAAGAGTTAAAAATTATTTCTACAGCAATCTAAGCCCAACATACTCTGACCGTATCTTTATGGTCAACAACACACAAAAGAACCAGATTGAGATTTACTATCCTGATCTGACATCTACTGGTTACTGCAACAAGATGCTGTCATACAGATATGACTTGCAGATTTGGAATTCCCCCAAAGACATTGAGAACGCTTGCATGGGGACTGAAGGACCACAGTTTGTTTCTGGTGGGTTTAAGAAGGCATCTCGTGTTGTCACTTATGCCCGAGGTGGTGTGTCAAACCAAAAGGTAATTCAGACCAACATTGGTAACTCGTTTATCAACTCGGCTCCTATCCCTTGTTTGTTTGAAAGAAACAACGTGGTGTTGCAGTCTGACAAAGGTCCGATTCCTTACAGCTCCAAGGTGTACACCCATCGTTTGTTGCCTGAGATTGCAGGAACTGGCGCTATTGACATTACTGTTGGCGGCTCAAACAGTACAGCTCAAGCTCCGACATATGGTCAAACAGGAACCACAGATATTGACACTAACAGCCCCTGGGTAACAACTCAGCAAAATGCTGTTCGGACAGTTTCAGTTAAGGTTGCTTCAAACGATGCAACACACGCTTGGAATCTGACTGCTTTGAACTGGCAAGCAACTGTTGTCGAGGACGCTTTCTAATGCCATTCTTGTTGGACAACAATCCCAAGCCTTCAGAGTTGTCTGAGGCGGTCAACTATTTGTTGGCAAACTTTGGGTCAAACCTTGCTGCCGATCCATCTACTGGCGAGATCAGTGGTCCGTCAGGGATAATTCTTGCGTACCTGTACAGGTATTTGGCTGTTAAGTATGCTGACAGTCCTGATGGTGCTTCAAATTTCAGCAACAGTCCGACAAATCGTTTGTATTACGGACTAAGAAACACCAACGACTCAACTGAGTCAACCAACCCAGCGGATTATTTGTGGAACAAGGTTGCTGGAGGGGGATTTGGCACAACTAAGTTTTTGTTTTACCAAACCAATGGTGGACGGCAGATTAACTTTGCTGTGGACACAGTTGCTCCTGATTCAACATACTTACAAGAAACTGGTGCATCTATTGATTTGGACGTTGTCACAACAACAACAGCGTACAACACGGCTGCTCCGTCAATCTATATTTGGACATTGACATCAACGCCTCCAGCAAGGCCATCAACAACGTCAACGTACACATGGGCAACTGGGTCTTATTCAGCCCCTGCTGGGTGGACAACATCGCCCATAAACAACACAACTCCTGGCGCTCATTTGTGGGCCATCACAATTCCGCTTGTTGTTAATTCAAATACAACGACATCTATTCTTGATTGGACGAATGTCTCGTATCAAATTTACAATTTTTCGCAAAATGGTGAAACTGGAGCGCCGGGTACACCTGGAACACCGGGAACGGCGGGAAACAATGGCATTACCGCATTAACGGCTTACCTTGTTCAAAGCCAAGCTGGCACTGCCCCAAGTACACCAGCCAATACAACAGGCCCTACAGCTCCTTCCGGGTGGTCTTTAACGGCCCCTAGCGTATCTGTTGGTCAAGTTCTTTGGTATAGCTTTGGTCGTTACAACTCAAACGCTGCAATTCTTGACGGAGTTCCATCTGGTCAAACTGCTTGGGGTGTTCCAACTGCCGCATCTGTCTTCCAAGACATCAGGTCTGACAACTGGAACGGCTCTAACCCTCCTGTTGCTGGCACACCTGCAACATATGGCACTGCTGGCTACTACATTCAAAGAAGCACTGGCAATATGTTTTTGAACAGCATATATGGCCGAGGCATTGCTCAGTTTAATGGCGCTAACTCAGGTGTTGGCGGCACTACTGCTGCCATTCTTGCAAATGCTAGTTTGGGCCAAAACACGGGCGTAGAAGGGTATACCAATAACACGTTCCTGACTTCTGGTGCTTTGAGAGCTTTCAACCAAGGAAGTGGTGGAGGTAATGCGTTGTATGCAAGCCACGCCGGAGTAGGAAACGCTGTTCTTGGTCAGTCTACAGGCGGCACAGGTGTTTTGGGTACTGGCATTACTGGCGCTCAAGGAACAGGAACAACAGGGGTGTCTGGCTCTGGTGGCAGTGGCGGATATGGTGTAACTGGCAATAACACTTCTGGCGGCACTGCTATTTTTGCCAACGGTTACTATGGGACAAATAACAGCACACTGGTAACAAACCTTTACGCTGATTTTGCCAAAACACTAATTGGAACAACTGGAGCAAACCAATTGAGGTTTGTTAGTGGAACATCTAGTGGCGCATCTGCTGCAACCTTTTCAGGGACAAAGCCTGGTGGCGCATCTACCAACGTGTGGATAACCATGCAAATTGATGCAACAACCATTTACATTCCAGTTTGGACATAATCATGAGAACAGTTGTCATTCCTGAATCAACGGTTACTGAAGACATTAGCCTGATTGATGAAACACCCGGCATCCAAGTGCGGTTCCTTGTTGGCAAAAGAGAGTCCAATGGAAATTGGGTTGTCCCGCAACAGTTTGAAACGTTTGTTGTTGCTGGTGAGCAGTACGATGAATTAAATGGCCCCCCTCTAGATTGGTGTCCTGATAAGCCTATCGGGACATACAGGAACGAGGATTTGTGGCATTACGTTGATATTACAAGGGGTTAATCATGGGTAGTTTTTCACCACAAGTTCAGGCCCCACAGTCTGTTTCTCAGCAACCAGCATTTAACGGCATCCCTGATCCCCAGAAGCAACAGACTCAAGAGGATGAGCTTCAGAAGGCTTTACAGGGCTTAATGGGTGGCAATGTGACCACTCCTAGTCAAGGTGGTCAGCCTGAATTTGGTGTGCCAAGTGCTTACCAAAATACGATGCAGCCTTATAATCAGCAGCAACCCCAGCCTACCAACGGCAAGGGAAATCTTTTTAATAACCAATCTGTTCAAAAAGCAATTGGTAAAGGAGTGTAATCATGGGCGGTGGTAAAGGTAGCTCCTCTTCGGCTCCAGTTGTAACGGAAGAGCAAAAAGAACTTTTAAGAGCCCAGACTGGGTTTTTGACAAACACGGCACTTCCTCAATACAAAAAAACAATTACGGGTGCTGAAGAACGAATGAACTTGGCACAGCCTTACGTTAATGAGGCCGCTAAAGATACGTTTGCTCGTTCTGGAGCCATGTCGGAAGCCGCTGCTGATACAGGCTCTCAATTAGTTGGTGGTGGCCGGAATACTCTTCAGGCCCTGTTTGACCCTAACTACGAAAAAGGTCAAGTTGAAGCTGCCTTGCAAGCAGGTCGTGAATCTGCCCGTGAGTCCCAACTTGGTCAAAACGCCATGTACGGTGCTGCTGGTGGTTTGGGTTCCTCTCGTATGGCTTTGGCTGACCGTAACTTGAGTTCGTTGAATGCTCAACGTCAGGCTACTGCTGCTGCTGGGGCACAGGCTCAGGTGCAAGCTAACCGTGCTGCTGCCGCTAAAACGGCGTTGGAAAGTGGTGAGAGTCTGGGCAAATTGTCCCTGAGTGCTGCTGGACAACAAATTTCATCAGCATCTGCTCCTATGGACCTGTACTCTAAGTACGCATCCGTTGTGTATGGCACACCTCAAGCGTCCACCACTGCAAACTTTGGCGGCACTCAAGGCTCCAAAACAAGTAGCAAGGGCTTTGGCTTCTAAGGAAACATCATGGCAGCAGAAACACCTTTTGGCGCAAGTTTTGGAGATCCTCGCAGGTACATGGGGCAAAGTCCTTTGGCTGAAATTGGCAAAGGGCTTAAGGCTGGTTTGACGGCATATGCTTTAAAAGAATCTGGATTTACAGATTATTTGAACAAGTTAAACCCAAAACCAGTGGCGGGAGCAGTTCCTCCATCTACGCCTTCTGCTGCTCCTCAAGTTGCACCAATGATGCCTGTTAGCCCCACAGCTAACTTTGAGACAGCGCCCTCTCCAACTGTTGACATCACAGCACCTCCCGCTGACATTGGGACTCAGATTCTTGATGAGAAGTGGGATGGGTTTATCAATCCTCAGTCTCAAAAAGACTTTAATCCTGACATTTCTAACGTCAGCAATCAAGTTCCAATGACTGGCAATGAGTATCAACAAGTTCCAGGCTACGGCAAACTGCAAAAGATTGCTGGTCAATTTATGGGGATGAAATAAACATCATGGCTGATCCAACAGTAATTCCTCCAACAGCTATGGGCACTGTACAAAGCCCTAATGCGGTTGCTGATGCGGCAATTGAGAACCGTGATGTCCAAGGGTTGACTCAGATTGCTAAAGACACAATCGGGACTCCGGCTTCCGAGGTCGCAATTCGTCTTGCCCAAACCATTGAAAAAGGTGCTGCTGACTTCAACAAGTTGGTCGCTCCTATTGAAAAGGCTGGTGGCGTAGGTACACCTGAAGGCCGTGTTCAGGTTGCCAACACGTTTCAAACTGTTGCTGACAATCCTCAGTGGGGTACAGCCCTATTAAAGTACGTCATGGGCGACAAGATGGGTGCTGTTAAGCAAATAACTGGTGGTGACATTACCAAGAAGATCAGTTACGACAACAACGGCAATCAAATTGAAGAGACTCACAACGCTCTTGGTGAAGCCCTTTCTTACTTTGACCCAAAGCTCAAGCGCAATCTGAGCAAAGAAGAGTATGCAGAGCGTGTTGGTGGCATCTCTTCATGGGAAAACACACTCAAAGGCAAGACTGAAGCTTTGACTCGTGCAGACAGTACAAAGCTGTTTGTCAAAGAAGAAGAGCAAGCCAACAACTGGTATCAATTGATGCAAGGCCAAAAACCTTTGCTTCAAGAGAACTACAACGTGTTGAACAAATTTAAGACTGACCTTGACCCTAAGCTGTACAACCAGATTGTTGGATCTGTTAGCCAGTCTCTTGGTCAAGCAAGCTCTAAGTCGAAAAACAAGAGTGCCTTGAATCAGTTGAGTGATTCTCTTGCTCGTGGAGAAAGCGTAACTGTTGACAACAACATTGCAAGTAGCTTGCGCTTGAATCCAAAGCTTATTGGCACAACGCTTGAGGTCAAGGGCAACCAGTTGGTCAGCAAGGACAACTCGTTCAAAGTTGATGCAAGCAAGCTTAAATCTTTGCAGGAAACTGACAACATCAGTTCAGAGTCTCAGAAGAATGCTTCTCAGACAATGGCAAGCCTTGCTGAGGCAGAGCGTCTTGGCAAGATCAACCCTATTGCTGCCCAACAGTTGCGCCGTGTCATTGAGAACAGCCAGCAGATGGGTCGTGAGTTGTCTGATGCAACAGAAAAGTACGGTAAGCCATCGTTCATCTCGTTGCCAACATCTGCCAATTTTGTTGACAAGCAAGCTCAGACATTGGCTCAAGCTCTCACTGGGTTGCAGAACGCAGACCAGATGGAGAACTACATCAAGTATCGCCGCAATGCTGTTGATGGTCACACACGTACCAACACTGTTCCATTGCCTGGTCAGATTGGTACAAACTACACGCTTCAGCCTTTGTCAAAAGAGATTCGTCAGTTTTATGCGGATGAAATTGGCAAGGTCATGAACCAAGAGTTCACAGCAAGACGCACTCCAACAGACACTAAGATTGATGTCAAGTTTCCTGATGCTGGTCCTGTGGCTCCTCCTAAACCCAAAGCAAAGCCTTCACTGGCCGACCTTAAGAAACAAGCTGGAGGTTAATCATGGCATTTGATGAAGCAAAATTCCGAGCTAGTGCAAAAGCTGCCGGGTACTCTGATGATGAGATTGATGCAGAAATAAAGGGGGCTGCTCCTGCTGGTGCTGTTGCTCCTACAGTTGCTCAACAAATGGACGACACCTTTGCTGACAAAGAAAAAGCATTGCGTGAAGAGTACGACAAGAAGGTAAAGCAAGCCACTACATCTGAGATCAGTGTTGGTGACCGTACCTTTGAGATCCCATCCTTTTTCACATCTCCAGCAGGTATTGTTACTGCTGTTGGTGCTGGCATTGGTTTGGGTAGCACCTTGTATGGTGCTGGCTCTGTTGCTCCAAAGGTGTATCAGTCCATCAAAGATCGTTGGATGACCAAGACTCCAGAGATTGATCGCACGATTGATATTCCTCTTGAGGCAACACCATCCCCAACACCTAACGTCAGCCCAACACCGTTACAGCAAACCAACTTGACTCCACAAGAAGTTCAAGCCCGTGCTGATATGTTGAAGGCTGCTCAACCTGTTGCACCTCCTGCCCCTCAAGCTGGTCCTCAAGCGGCTCCTGTAGCCCCTGAGACACCTATTGCCACACCACTGAGTGCCGCTCCTGTTGACGCCCCTGCACCAACACCGAGTGCCGAGCCAAAGTCTCCGGTCACCAGCATTGTTGTTGATGAACTCAAGACCATGCTTCAGGAAGACGTTAAGCCTGTTGCACCACCACAAGACTTGGTTACTGGCACTGGTAAACCTGCCTTTGCTGGTCAGGGTCCAGAGGCTGTGTTGAACAAGAGTGGTCAGCCAAAGTTCAAACCTGATTACGCATCTATCAATGATGTGCCATCTGGTTATGCGTTTGTACCAGGCGCTCAGTACATTGACACCCCCCGTCAGAACATTGGTCAAGCCGAGTACACCAAGGCCTATTCAGCTCGTCCTTTTCCGACAAGCAATGACTTGGCTATCCAAGAGTCCAAGGACATCAACAAGTTGTTGGGCAGGGCTACTCGTGCTGAAGCGGCTGCTGCTGGTCTTCCTCCTGCTGAGATCACTCCCGGTATCACCAAGAAAACCTCTGCTGGTACAAAGCCTGTACGGGTTGCAGGTACTGTTGGTGCTTTGATGGCTATCAGTGACCTTGCTAAAGCTGACACTCCCGGCCAACGTGGCATGGCAGGGGCTAACTTGCTTGAGGCCATCCTGCCCCCAGGCTTTATGATGGGTGGTGCTGGTGAAGGTTCTAGCAATGTTCCTAGCATGGATGCGGCTATGTTGTTGGGCAGTCCTTATGCTCAATCACCACAAGCCAAAAAACTCCGGCAAGAGCAGGAATACATCCGTAAAATTGGGGCTGGTCGAGGTATCGCTCCCCCATCTGCCTATCAGAGATAAAACATGGACAACCAACAACTTTTCAATGTCGTAGTATCCATTGCCGGGTTCTTGGCTGTTTACGTGCTGAACAATCTCACACGGACTATTCAGAAGCTGGAAGACAAGATCAATGATCTTCCACACTCCTATGTTTCCAAGGATGATTACCGCTCTGATATTGCAGAGATCAAGTCAATTCTGAAACAGATTTTTGACAAGCTTGATGGTAAGGCCGATAAACCATGAAAGAATTTGCTGAGGCTTTTGTCTCGGCAATTCTGATTGTCGGCATTGTTGTCTGGACAGCAAAAGTTTTATTTGAGGTGCTGCGATGATTGCAGAACTTGCAGCGGCCAATGCAGCATTTAATGTCATTAAAGCGGCTCTTGCTAACGGCAAGGAGCTTTCTGCTTTAGGTGGTCGGGTATTTGATTACTTTGACAACAAAGCCAAGATCCAAGAGAAAGCCACTAAGAAAGCCGCTGGTGGTGCTGAACGCTCCGACATGGAAGAGTTCATGGCTCTTGAGCAACTCAAACAGCAAGAAGAGCATTTACGTGAGTCTATGGTCTATGCTGGTCGCCCTGGTATGTGGGATGACTGGGTTAAGTTCCAAGCCCAAGCTGCAAGACGTAGGCGTGAAACACAAGAGGCCAATGCCCGTGCTGTAGCGTTACGCAAAAAAAAAGCAGAGCAACTTGTTGAATACGTTGCTATTGGTATTGCAACAGCGGTTTTAGCGGGGTTATTGATCTACGGCATCGTGCTTTACATGAGGCACTTACGATGAGTGGTAAAGCCGACTCCACCCTAGACAAGGTTCTGGGGTATGTAGACAGCCCCTTCAAGCTGTTTGCCATCCTTGTGATGGGCATAGTGGCTTTTGTTGGCTACTTCCTGTGGCAGAACCAAGAGTTCATGCGTGATGCTTACCGTGAATCAAAGAAGCTGCCAGAGATAAACACCAGCAGGGTTGATGAGACTTCTGCAATGCTGTTCAAGAAGACTGGTGCTGCAACCGTAGCCGTGTTTAAGGTCAACCCGTTGTTCAACAGCCGTGTGCTGTACAAGGCATACACCAAGGACGGTCGGGACAAGTCTATTGAAGACATTGACGTGGGGCTCTTCAGTCAGAACTCTGGCAACAATAATGACGTGATCGCGCTCATGACGAACCAGATTCCATGCAGCGAGTACCGCTACGCACAGTCCGAGGTTGGGCTTTGGTACATCGAGAAGGGCGTTGGCTACACATGTCGTGTCAGCGTACCACCAGACAGCCATCGCTTTGTTGGACAGATTACTGTGGGCTGGCCTCAACAACCTGAGAGCCTAGAACAAGTCAAATTCATGCTGGAGATTGCCAGCGCCATGCTAACTAAAAGGGGAAATTGATGCTTTCACTACTTTCAACTCTTGGAGGTCTGCTGATCTCTGGTCTGCCAAAGCTATTGGAATACTTCCAAAACAAGGCCGACCAAAAACACGAACTGGCACTTGCCGCTGTTCAGACAGAACGTGAGCTTGCTTTGGCTGCGGCTGGCTTTGCCGCACAAGCCCGTGTTGAGGAAATCCGCACCGAGCAAGTTGCAATGCAAACAGATGCGGAAAAAGTCACTGCGGCTCTTGACCATGACAAAGAGATTGTTCGCAATGCCAGCAAATGGGTGGTGAATTACATTGGCACAGTTCGCCCAACAATCACCTATATTTTTGTCTTGGAACTGGTCGCTATCAACGCGTTCATGTGCTACTACCTGTACACAAACCCCGGCCTGATTACAAGCATTGACGATGTTTTGAAATACGCCAACATTGTTTTTAGCGAAGACGAAATGGCGCTTTTGTCGGGAATTATTGCGTATTGGATGGGAAGCCGTAGCTGGAGCAAGAAGTGAAACTATTCCTCGGTAAGGCTTGCCCACCGTTTTCCTTTTTCAATAAGGTGGATGGTGGACGGGTCTACGCCAGCGATGATGGACAGCGAGTTTGCCGGTATACCAGCACGCAATGCCCGCCGAATGTGGATGACCTGTCTTTGAGTCAGCTTGTGCCCCGGAGCCTTCTCGCCATTCAAGTCAACAAGACCAGTGCGCCATTGGTGTCTGGTGTTGTCAGCCAAAGTGACCCACTCAAGGTTTTCTGGTCTGTTGTCCAGCTTGTTGCCGTTAATGTGATTTACCGAAAGCCCATCAGCGTAGCCAAGAACATAAGCAATGGCAATCAGTCTATGCACAGACATTTTGGGGCGCTTGTCGCCAAATTTTGCAGACACCTCAAGGTAGCCCCTGCTGTTCAAAGTTGGCGTAAGCACTTTTTCCTTGTGGACAGAGCAAAAATGCTGGATTGCCCCGTTTTTGTGCCGCGTTGTGTAGGAAGTCCAAGCGGGTCGCAAGATGCTTCCATCCTCGCACACAACCCAATCAACGCCTTTTTCGTGAACATTTACTTTTTTCATGCTGTCAATAATACAGCACAACATGGATAAGGTCAACAAATGAAATTATCTAAAGCCGGAGAAGACCTGATGCACCGCTATGAGGGGTTCAGAAGTCGCCCATATTTATGTCCGGCGCATATTCACACAATTGGCTACGGTCACGTCCTGTACCAAGAGCAGATCAGGCTCCCCATGGTCAGGCCACCGGGCAAGACCAAGGCCGACATTCCCATGATTCGCAGTGAGTACCCACTCAAGCCGGAGGACAACCGTGTCTGGACCAAGGAAGAAATCAACGAACTATTCCGTGTTGATGTCGCAGATTTTGAACGTGGTGTTTTACGACTTGTTCCCGGCTGTGTTGGCCGTCAAGGCAGCTTTGACGCTTTGGTCAGCTTTGCCTTCAATGCTGGTCTAGGCAACCTCCAACGCTCTACTATCCGTATGAAGGCTAATAGAGGCGATTGGGAGGGTGCTGCTGAGGCTTTTATGATGTGGACTAAGGGTGGTGGCCGAGTCCTGCCTGGACTCGTTAAACGCCGTCAGGCCGAGATTGCTCTGTTTCTAACTGAATGAGCAACTGAAGGTAGTGGATGGCTTTTTCTAGATCAGCCTTCCCACCTTTGTCTCTCCACCTAGTAACGTATTTCACTACGTTGCCTTCACAAAATCCAAGGTTGTTTGCATGGATGTAGATGATCGGCTGGATGCCTTTGTCTTTGTAGTGGTTGCCTGATACTTGTTTATCAAGAGCAGACATCACGACTCCTTGACAAACACACCATCGGGACGAAGATAACCTTTACGGTTTTTGATCTCTTCATAGGCCCCCTTGTAGCAACTGACCAGATCAATATCCATGATGGCACAGATCATTGTCAGCACGACCATGCAGTCACCAACAGCGTCTTTGATCTCTGGCATGTTGTTCTCTTCAATGGCAAGGATCAACTCATCCAGCTCTTCTTGAAGCTTCACCTTGGCCTGAGTGTGAGCATTACCGTTCTGGACAATGCCTCTGGCTTCACCCCATTGGATGACTTTCATTTCTACGTTTGCAAAGCTCATTTCATTTCCTTTAAATAAAGTTGGCCTACTCGCTGCGTCTGGAGTGCTTCAGTGAACCTAGGAATATCCGCACAGCAGCATCCGCTTTCGGCCAAAAATCAGAAGCAGCCGCACTGCATCTTGCCGCCATATGTCGGGTGACATTGATAGCGTGAGCCTGTAGGACAGGCAGCAAAAGCAGATATAACGGCAGATGCCAAAACAATTGCGGTGATAACTTTTTTCATGATAGTTCCTTAAAAATCATTCGTAAATCGGTTTGTTTTTTCTGTGCCAATTTTTGTGGCATGGTTCGCAAAGCCACTCAACTTCAAGTGGTTTTGTGTAGTCATTGTGGTGACCATGTGGTTTGCATTCAGTATTGCAACAACTGCAAATGGATGGCCTGATCAATCTTCCGCATTGAATTTCGTACTTGACCAAATATCTAGCACGATCTTTTATCGGATGATTTTTCCGATAGCTTTCCAATGCTTTTTTGCGTACCTCTTTGCCTTTTTCGGTGGACAGGTATGTTTTTGCTCTTTCCTTGCCAGCTTCAGAATTTACGTAATTTCTTGACCATTCCTTTTTCTTTTCAGGATTAGCTTTTTCATACTTGCCAACTCTACTTTTGACGCATTCTTTGCACTTGTTGAGATACCCGTCTTTCATCTTTGCGTGAACATAAAAATTGGACAGTGGCATCTCAACATTGCACTCTCGACATGTTTTCATGGATTACTCCTTAAAAGTCCATGTCAAGAGTATAAGACTTTTAAAAGTCCAAATCAAGAAAATCGTCAGCTTTGGCTTTGCTTGTTGGTTGGCTGGATTGCCGTGTTTGTTCTTTAGCACGCACTGACAGACTGACAAAGCCTGTACCTGCTTTGCTCTGCTTTTTCCAGCCAGAGATCCAATATTCAGTCCCATTGATGTTGATCGAACCACTCATGTCTGGGTGCTTTTCTTCTGTTTTCTTCTCGTTTTTAAACAAGGAGCCACGGTTAGTATTGTCGAATTCAGCCATTATTTACCTCTTTAATTTTCTTTAGTGCAGAACGCACGGTGGAAGACATTTGACCTGCTAACCAGACACGCTGATCAGCTTCCAATGCCTGTTCGTCAATCAGTGCAAGAGCTTCTTTAGCCTTACCCTGGTCAACCAACTCTGTTACTCCTGCTGCCAAGTCAGTCAGGAATTCTTTGATGTCTTGTGGGAGGTCATCACCAATGCCACCACGGGGGGTAACTACTGGAGCAGTGCCTTTTTTCTTGATGCCTTCATCTGTCAACTTAGGCGAAGAGTCCAAAGCATCGTGTTCAACGATTTCAAGCGCTGCAACCCACAAATAGCGTCTGAGGTATGTCTGTACTGCCCCAAGGTTTTGAACCTCGTGACAGCCCTTTAAAGCCGCTGTAGACATGGGTGATGTGATGATGATCCGATCTTCTGGCTTGTAGACATCAATGATGGACATAGACGCTTCTTCTTTGCCAAAACTGATGACTCCTGTCAGGCCATGTTCCGCAAAGATATGCAAAGCAGGGATCAGAAAGTCACCCAACTCAAAGTAGTAGTAGTTGGCAAACTTGTTGTGGCCTGTTTTCTTGAGCTTGGTCTGGTGAAATTGTTCACGAGCAGCATTGAGTTTTTGGTAGACGTTCATTTCATTTCCAGTTTGCTGAGTCATATTCGTCTTGGATGATCTGTTTCTGTGTGTCGTCATCAAAGTCTTGGAATTCTATGAAGTGGTTCTCACCACAGCAAGAGCGTTTGTCAGCACGAGGTTCCATGCAATACGGGCAATACACCACGCCATGCAGGTCTTCTTTGGCTTGTTCAATAAAGTCTTTCATTTCTTTTCCTTTGCAAGTACGAACACACGACCAGATGTCTTGCTGTAAGCGCTTTGAACCTTGACAGTCCAGTTCAGCTCATTGCGGCGAATGTAGTCACGCAATGCTTGGCCGATCTTGTCGCAGTCACCTGGTAAACAGGACAAAGATTTACCAACATCAAGCTGGGCAAACAAATCCTGATACCTAGAGTTTGTTGGCTTGCGTTTTTTTGGCTTGTCAGCGGTAACCTTAATGGTGGCAAGGTCGATTGGGAAATACTGATTTTTGAACGGGTTTTTACCAGCAAACGATGTTTTGATGACGTTGTTCATACTTTTTCCACTTTCTTTGCCAAGAGCCATTTGTCGCCCAAGTAACGTATTGATTTGGTCCACTGACGGCAGTTGTGTCGTTGTACGTGTACTGGCACACCATTGACACAAAACAGTTGACGGACCTTAGTAAGAGCTTGCGTGTTCATTGAGTTCCTTTCGTGAAGCAAGGGAAGTGAATGTAACCTGCCTTTTAAAAATAAAACATAGGGGTTTTCCCGGGTTCCGTGAAGATCTTTTTTTTGTTAGGCTCACCATATGAGCCACCCTGACCACATTGAAGAAACTTTGGCGTTTGACATGATCACTCTTGCCACTGACCGACTCTCCCAGCACTTTGACGAGGAGGACTGGGAGGCAGCTATTGTTGGTGCTTTAATTAGGGCTGTTGAAATTGCAAGTTACAGGAAAGTAAAACCCATCCATGAAATCTACGAAGCCAAGCCCGTTTGATTGGTCGGCAAAAAAGCCATCACTGTTTAGCAATGCTGAGAAAGCATCCATGAACAACTTTGCTGTTGCCAAGACAACTGATCGCAAAACCACTCACTACTATTCAAAGGCAAAACCAAGTGAGAAATAATTTTCAATATGATGCTCCCCGAGCTGGTCTGATGCCTGAGCCTGATGGCTCTTACATTGTTGACCAACAGAAAGCTGCCTTACTTGATTCTTACTACCAGCGTAAGGAGCAAGAGCGTGAGTTTGACGAAAGCTGGGATGGGATGACTTATGACTAACAACACAGGCGGTCCAGCGTTCCCAGTATGTGATGCTGCACGAATACACAACCTCGAAGGCATGACCCTGCGCGATTACTTTGCGGCCAAGGCGATGCAAGAACTTATTGGAGTGCTTGCGCCATCTGACTGTGCCCGTAAAGCGTATCAATATGCAAATGAAATGCTGAAAGCGAGGGAGCAATGAGTAAAGGCTCAAGCCCAAGACCGTTTGAGGTCGATCACAAGACGTTTGCAAACAACTTTGATACGATCTTTGGCAAGAAGATCAAGTGCCCTGTATGTGCCTCTGACAAGTGTCAGGAGAAGCATTTCAAGGACTACGAGAAATGGCATTCCCATAAGAAGTGCGACTCTTGCAACTTCATTTGGGATCGTACATAATGTTTTGAAACCCCGGATAGGTCGGACTAATTACCCGACTGACAAGTGCTGACCCCCACTTCCGGTGAGTTTCTTTTAGGGGTTCAACTTGGGGTAAAACCATGCACACCTTTGATCCGGTGGATGCCGTGCAATATGGCATTCTTGAAGCAGTATTGCTTGCTAACATACGTTGGTGGGTAGCAAAAAACAAAGCAAACGGTCGCCATCTACATGATGGACGGTATTGGACTTACAACAGTGCCAAGGCCTTTACCAAGCTTTTCCCGTATGCGTCACAGCAGCAAATTCAACGAGCTTTGAAGCGGTTGGAGGATGCTGGAATGATGAAAATTGGCAACTACAACTCCAATCCATACGACCATACGAAGTGGTATTCAGTAGAGATTATCGATTCATCAAATTTGATCAATCGGGAAGTTAAATCTGATCAACCATCTAGTACATATATAAACACAGATACTATTGTTGGACAGGGTAATCCCTTATTCGATTCCTTCTGGAAAGCCTACCCCAAGAAAACCAACAAGGAGTTTGCCAAACGGGTCTTCTCAAAGCTCAAGGTTGACCAACCACTGTTGGACAAGATCCTCCACTCTCTCAGTATCCAAGTCAGAACCATCTGGAAAGACAAGGATACCCAGTACATCCCTCATCCCAGTACATGGTTGAACGGTAAGCGCTGGGAAGATGAAATTGCCGCTCCTCAGATGACAGCAGCAGAAAAACTGAAGTTGATGTCAAGATGATCGGCCATGAACCCCTTATCCGAATGAGGATGGCTGGGAAAGCACCCCAGTACATTTCCATTGAAGACCACAAGTCCCTCAATGCCCATGAGTGGCATGAGTGGGATGACTCACCAACCATCTGTGTGGTCAAAGATGACCTC